GATTAAATTTTGGAGAAAAAGAAATTAATTTATTAAAGAAAATTTATAAAAATGTAATTAAATATAAAATTAATGAAAAATCAAGTAAAAATGTATTTAATTTAACAGCTAATCAAAAATTAAAAGTAGAAAAATTATCATCAGGTAGTGAATTATTAAAACCAAATTCTAATTTTCCTTCAGAAGATTATCCATTAATTTATATGGGAGTTTTAAAAGAAAAACATACTAAATATAATAATATTTGGAATAAATATAATTTAACAAAAAATAGTTCAAGAGTTTATTTAAATGCTAAAGGTTTATTAGTATTAGATATATATAGAACAGCAAACTATAATAAAAATAATAGTGAAAAATTGTATAAATATTTATATGCTAAAATTATAAGAAAAGAATCAAATAATTCAGTAAATAATTCTGAAGTAAAAAATAATAATACTGAAGTAAATAATACTAAAGTAACAAACAATAGTATTCAATATGATTTATATGAGTCTAATAATAGTAGAGGATTTTTATTTAAAGTAGATGATAGATATTTAAATCAAGGAACTCCTGAAGAAATAAATAAATATCCTATAAAATTATATAAAGAAATAAAAAATCCTTCATTAACAATACAACAAATAAAAACATTAAAAAAAAATAATATTAGTCCAGAAGAAATACAAAAAGTTTATAATTCTAAAAAAAAACCAAAATATTTAAAAGTAAATAACATTTCTACAAATAATTCTAGAAATAATTCTACAAATATAAAAATGAATTTTTCTAAATATGTTTATATGGGAACAATTGATAGTCAAATTTTAAAAAAGTCTAGTTATAATCTTAATAATACTAATAATACTAATAATTTTTCAGAAAAATCAAAAACAACAAAAAACATTTTTATGGATCCAAATGGAATTTTTATATTAGACGCTGAATCTGAAAAATTAATTGAAGTAAAATTAAAAGTAGATAAATATAAAAAAGTAATAAATAAAAACAAAGGAGAATTTAAATTTACAATGCCAGGAATACTGTTTGGAATATTTGGAAATTTAAATTCTAACTAATATATTTGCTATTTAATATTTAAATTTATATTTAAATTCTTTTTATTTTATTAATATATGGAATACTTAACCAATATTAATGATATTCAAAATTTATATAATAGCAATAGAAATAATAAAGAATATGAAACTTATGAAAAATATTTAAGTATCTATTTTGAAAAACCATCATCAAAAGACATATATACACGTTCCTATGAAGATGGAAAATTTATTTTAACAGAAATAAAGAATTCTAAGAAAAAAATAAGTATTGAATCCGCAAAATATACCAATCTTTTTGATTTATATAAAAATTTAAAATTATATAATGACATTATATTAGATAAAATATCTTTATTAATTGAAAAACCAACAAATATTAATGATAATGATAGAGAAAAATTTAAAGAATTGAAAGAAAATTATGTTTTATATAATAAAAAAGTACAAGAAATAGATGAATTAAATAAAAATCACTTAGAAAAATTAGAAAAATTAATAATAGATAAGATTGATGAATCTTTATTAATGGCAAAATATTATAATGAAAGAAATTTAATATTCAAAGAAATTAAAAATGAAATTCCAAAAACTTCAAAAGATGAAATTATAAAATTATTTCATAATCATAAGAATAAAATTCCGGAACAATCAACTATTAATAAAACAGCAAAAATTCTTGAAATTCCAAGCAATGATATTGAAAATTGGTTAAAATGGGTTGAGAAATGTTATCAATATTTAATGATAAAAAAATCAATTTATCAAAAAATAAGTGAAATAGAAGAAATAAATAAAAATTTTAAATATAGATTTGAAAATTTTATTATAAAAAAACCAATTATAGAAAATTAAATATTATTAAATAATATATGGCAATCATAAAATTCACAGATTATATTGATGCAAATGCTTTTTTTATAAGTTTAGCTTTAGGATTATTATTTTTTTATGTAATAGCACCACAAAAAAGAGTGATTATAAAATATCCTAATCCAGAAACAGCAAATACTCAAGTATATAAAGATAATCATGAAAATTGTTATAAATTTAAAGCCGAAGAAATTAAATGTCCTGCAAATAAATCATTAATAAAAGACATTTCTAATCAAGATTAAATATTTAATATTTTTTTTTATTTTCTTATTTTAAATATATGAAGACTGATATATTTAAAAATAATACATCAAAAATTATTTTAGGATTATTATGGGGTTTTGGATTAGCAGTTATTTTTAGATATGCATGTTTAGGAAAAAAATGTGTTATTTATAAATCACCTGTCCCAGCATCCATTAAAAATAATATATATTCATTTGATGAAAAATGTTATAAATATAAACAAGTTAGTACAAAATGCACTGAAAATGCTATAGATTCAAATTAAAAATGCGTAAAATAACTTATTTATTTTTCATAATTTAATTTAAAAATATGTCAGATAGCAAAAGTACTCCCATTGCTAATCTTAATAATAAAAAAGATGATTCTAATGTTGTAAATGAAATATTAACAAAATATAATAATCTACAAGAAAATCCGGAAGGAACTTTACCACCATCTGATCCCAGCATACCTCAAATGGAAAAAGAATTTGAAAGTAGGGATATGAACAATCAATTATATAACATGAGAGCAGATGATACACAATTTAAAGAACATTCACAAAATGAAAAAAGAAGAATTCAAGATTCTATTAAACCACCACAAGAAGAATATTACGATGAAGAAGATTATGATGAATATGAAATTGAAGAATTACCATTATGGAAAAAAATAGTAAATGAAATTCGTGTTCCATTGTTTATATTTTTGATGATATTAGTATTTATGTCTGAAATGACAAATAAAACATTAATACAAAAAGTACCTTTTTTAGGAAATATATATAATGAAATAAATACTAAAGGATTTTTATTAAAAGCAGTTTTATGTTCATTAGTAGCTTATGTATTAATACGATTTATTAGAGTTTAATCAATTTAAAATGTTTAGATTTATTTATATTTTTTTTAAAAAAATATTCTTTGTTTATATTAGTTATGCCAAAGAATAATACAATAATTGATATGAATAAATATAATATGAATTTATCAGATGTTCATAAATCAATATTATATGGACTTATTATATTTTTATTGATTGTTTTACTATTTAGAAATAAATATAATATTTTAGTTGAAAAGACTTTATTATTTATTTTATTATTTTTATTAATTTTAAATATTACAAAAAATATTTTAGTAACATTGATTACTTCAATATTATTATTTTTAATTTTTAATTTATTTATTAATCTTAATCAAAAAAAATATAGCCAAAATCAAATAGAAAGTTTTGATAATAAAGAAAAAATAAAAAAAAAGTTAGAAAATAAGAAAGAAGAATTAAAAAATAAATTAGATTCTTCAAAATTATTAGAAAATATTACAGAAAAAATGAAAAATTTAGAAGGAAATGACAATATGGAAAAAGCTGCTCAAGGATTACAAGATTTATTAAAGCAATTAGATGGTGGAATTGAAATTAAAAAATCAGACAAAGAAGAAACAGCAAAATTAAATGTAAATCCTGATGATTATAAAGATGAAGATAAACCAGACCCAATGAAAAAAGCTCAACAAGAAACATATGAATTAATTAATATGGTAGATAGTTTAAAAACAACTATGGAAAGTTTATCTCCTGTATTAAGTCAAGGAAAAGAAATTATGAATATGTTTGAAAATTTTAAATTATAAACATAATATTATATCTTTTTAACAAAATATAATTATTTTATAAAATAAATTATATTTGTTTAATACAGTAATGAATAATAAATTTATTAAAAATAAAATTAAATATAAAAAAGGAGGAGTTCCACCATATAGTAATGTTACTGGAAAAAAATTTAATACTCAGGAAAATAAAAAAAAAACTACGTATGAAACAGTTAAAAATTTTGTTTATGGTAAAAATGATATAGAATTACAACCTCAACAAGTGAATGCTTTAGTAGAAAGTTTAAAAAATTTAATAAATTTAATAAATATACCAGATGAAAACATTAAATTAAAAAATAATGATCCTAAAGCTGTTTGTCAAGATTTATCAAAATTAGAAATATTATTAAATTTTAATAAAAATTTTTATAAAGCTTTACACACCTGTTTTAATGGACAAAAATTAAAAGTAGATGGTATAGATTTAATGAAAAAAGGAAAATTTAATATTTTATTATTTAACAAACTTATACATGGAAAATTAAATACAAAATGGCCTCCAAAAAAACAAATTGAAGTACTAAAAAAAGAATTAAAAAATTTTAAAGTAAATTCAAGTTAATTTTTATTTGAAAAATATGTTATTTAAATATAAGTATAATGATTGCAGCAGTACCAGCAGCAGTACAAGCAGGACAAGAAGGAGAAGCAGCAGTACCACCAGCAGAACAATCAGTACCACCAGCAGAACAATCAGTACCACCAGCAGCAGAAAGTGAACAAATGTCTATTGAACAATTAAATACTGAATTAAATGATTCTATTCAAAAATTAAAAAATAATTTACAGTCAAAATTAAAGGACTTAACTTTTGAAAATAATAGTATTCAAAATATATGTGCTAAAATTTCTGAATTAAATTTATTAGGAGATTTTGATAGAAGTTTTTATAGTTCTTTAAATAATTATTTCAAAAAAAATGGTAATCCATCTAATTATTTAATGGATGGTGAAGTTTTAAATCAAGTCATTTATTCACAAATTATTAATGGAAAATATGGAACAGATTGGCCTTCAGAAAGTCAAAAAAAATTAATTCAAGAATCATTGGGTTTATCTGTTGGTGAAAGTATTTCATCAGCATTTGGTTTTAATAAAGGAGGAAGAAAAATAATTAAAAATAAAAGAAAATATATAAGAAGAAAAAACATAAAAAAATAAAAATCTTTTAAATCAATTTAATAATAAAATTATATTATTTATTATTAGTAAATGTCATATGGTAGTAATACTTTAAATATTGATACATATAAAAAATTATTAGATTTTATATATGAATATTCAAATAATTCTTTAGTAAATAAAAGAGAAATAGAATTAACTAATATAAAAGAAATATTGAAAAAATATAATGAAAAAAATATTATAAAATTTATTGAAATAAAAGAAAAAGAAGAAGCAGAAAGAGCAGCAGAAGAAAAAAAAGAAGAAGCAGAAAGAGCAGCAGCAAAAGCAGGAGAAGAAGAAGCAGGAGAAGCAGCAGAAGAAAAAAAAGAAGAAGAAGTAGAAACACCAGAAGCAGCAGAAACAACAGCAAAAGCAGCAGAAACAACAGCAAAAGCAGCAGAAGAAAAAAAAGAAGAAGCAGCAGAAGAAGCAGATGAAAGAGAAGTAGAAACACCAGAAGGAGAAGTACCAGAAGCAATAGAAACAAAAGCAAAAGCAGCAGAAGGAAAAAAAGGAGAAGAAAAACCAAATATAAATAATATTAAATTTAAACTTTATTTTAAAGATGGTTCTTTTATACCAATTATAGATAATAAATATATTATTATAGAAAATGAAATAAAGAAATATAAAATAAGTGATACAATAGATGGTGAATTGAAATACGAATTATATGATAATAATAATGAATTTGATTTAACAAATAGAGTAAATCCAATAAAAATTCCAAGAATTATTTATAAATCAATTTTAGATGAAAATAAATATTTATTATATGCTATTTTTGAAAGTTCATCTATTATTAAAGACATTTTTGAAAATGTAGAAATAGAAACAATGAGTTCATCTGATTTAGAAAAATACTTATTATTATATGAATCATCTAAATATAATTTATCTTATGATGATAATAAAATAATTTCTTCAACAATAAATTCAAATCATGCTAAAATTTATGAAAATTTATTAAAAGAATATAGAACAAAAAAAAATATAGACGGATTAAATAAATTAGCTATTTTTGTGCAAGTTGAATCTT